AGGACACGCTCTGGCATTAAGCGCGACCCCCTATACTCACAGTTTACATTGCAAGCTTTGTACGCGACACTCATATTGAATAGCACTACTCCATATAGTATCTTCATATCAATCTCTGAGTTTTGTATTGTGGCACGTTTGGTTTATTGACCATCCCGTTTCGCACGTAGCGCACGTGATAATTTGTATTTGTTTTAGTATAAGCCCAAACTTATAGTAGCGAATTAAGACCTAAGCTACTATGAATAGCAAGCCTATTCTACATAGAGTTGCCGGCTACGCCGCCTTCTCTTCTAAGATCGACACTAAACGTGCGGTCTACCGTGGCACTCCCACTGTGATAACTAATAGCCAAAAAGGAAGTTATTATCGCAATCTTGGGAATGTCAGCCTTGGTTGGCTTTATAAAGTCAACTGGGATGATCTTGTTTATCATGGCCATCACACCTTGACCATTGGACAAGAGCTCCTTCATCCCCATACTGTCTACATGAGCGATTACAATCCGATTTGGAAAACTTACGCCGATGTTGATTTGTCTCCTGAGCAACTAGTAGCCAATTTAGTTTACCTTTATACGTCGTTGCCTACAGAAGAGGATGCTAACACTGTACCCGTACACTTGTTCACACAAGAAACCGGGCTTGTTAGACTTCACTTTTTGGCCGACTATGATAATGGTATCTCACGAAGCACTATTGCTATGACAATGAAAATACTTCATCACTTGGCTCGTTTCTTTCCTTTAATGGTATTGAATTTACACGACCATGCGATGATGCGCGCTAAGCATCCAATCGGATACACTTGTTCATGCGGATTTAGGAATAGAAAAGCCCCACAAGCTCTCTTCAAAGAACTCGTCGGTGACCTTTATTGGCTTGCCGCAGATCACGGGCTTTTCGATTTTCCAGAAAACTTACCCAAGATAACTGCTATCTTGGAGGGGCGCGTGCGACTAGCACTCGCCCAACCCAAATCTGAGCTTAAAACTCCACCACCTCAAGCTCAGATGTTTGACTTCAACCTCATGGACATTTCTCCGGATGTGTCTAGGACTATTACGACGCTTGGAAATCAATTAACTCACCTGGCAAAATCCACAGTCGAGGGAATGACTATCCAGAGACGCTTTACGGCGCTAGTTTTTAAACTAATGATCGCATGGCGTTCAGGGTGGGACATACCGACATGTGGAATGCTAATGGCTGATTTTGTTTCCGAGCATTTTCATAACGCAACTTCCGGATTTCTGACTGTTTTGTCTAAGATGGGAGACCATATGGGACAATTTATGCAAAATTTGATGACCCCTCAAGCACAAGCATTGGACCCAACAGTAACCACTTCAGTAGCGGCCTTAATTTTCATTTTGATATCTGCAGTTGTTGGATATAAGGCTGAATTGCCTTCTATTTATACTGCCGTTAAAAATATGACAGTGGCAGGCGCCGCTCTGAAATCCATTTCACTCGGAGTACCTATTATTGGCTCTATCATTGAACAAGCTTACCATTGGGTCTATAAGAAAATGTTTGGAGTTCCTGCCGACCTTCAAGAAGCCGAACGCATTGTGGAGGGCGTGGAACAGTATTATCTGCGCGTCTCCACTTGCCTTAATTTGGCACAAGATCACGACTATTTCGAACACATGCATAATCGAGTACGCGTGATGACTCTGATGACTGAAGGATTGAGTTTATCTAAAGCTCTTTCCGATTCACAAGCTTCGCCCGCAAGCATAGCAGCTTTTCGAACTCACTTTCAACAAGTCGAAAGGCTCTACGCTAGACTAATGGGGTCGAAGTATTCAATGACCGTAAGACCTGAGCCTTTGGTTGTTTATCTCCATGGTGGCACAGGTATAGGTAAATCCGTTCTGGCCTTGAGGTTGGCACGCGACTTAATCTTACATCTGCAACCGGACATTGGTGATAGAGTTATTCAGAACATCTATGCTCGTAGTGTGTGGCAAGAATTTTGGGATGGTTACAACCACCAACTTGTCGTCATTTATGACGACATAGGAACCATACGAGATCAAGCTGGAAATCCCAACCTAGAGTTTCTTGAGATCATGAAAACAGCTAACATCGCTTCTTACCCTTTGCACATGGCAGAATTGTCTAGGAAAGCTGCAACTGCTTTTACGAGCCCTGTAGTTATCTGCACCGCAAATCAGCCACATTATGCTATGCCTTCATTGACAAACCCACAAGCCTTCAATCGAAGACTCGACATAAAGTGCAAGGTAGATATTAAGAATCAGTTTGCCAAGCAAATTCAAATCGCTTCCAATGCTCACAAAGTGTTGGATGTGGATAAAGTTCGCTCGATAACTGGTCACGACATTTCTACGGCACCTTACGTTTTTGAACAAGCAAACAGCTCCATGAATTACGATCAATTTTTGGTGCATGCCAAACAAAAGTTGGATGCTAAGATGGAACATAGTAACAATTTGCGCAACTGGGTGAGTGGTGCTGCTGCTCAAATGGACGAAGACACACCGAATTCGACAGATGAAGAAGAGGATGTTTATTCTGATACGGAAACTGAGCTATCGTCACCTGATTTGTCTGAATCTGATCAAGTTATGATACAAGACCAGCTTTTAGACACGATGATATCGATAGCACAGCGTTTGACGGAACAAAACGATCGAAACACACCATTGGACGCGCGGCTCTACGAAGAACACAATAGAGCGGTGTCAGCACGGACACAGCGCATAGAAAGACGCGGTTTGGCGAATGCTGCTTCAGTGGCTAGCCCCGTTAGTCGTATAGATTTTAATCGATGGGTGAGACACATGACTACTACCAATGGACATGCACATATAGCAGATAACAACGCTGCTTTATATCCTCAAGATTTTGCTGTCGCAAATGCTATGCTTAATGTTTTACCAACTATTCTAGCACGGCGTCATGCAATGCAGGACTGTATAATACATGCCATAGGAAATGATGACAATATCTCACCTCATCAATTGGAAGCGTTTGCGCGTCTGTACCACCTGTCTACTGTCTTGCGACATGGGTTTTCAGTGGATTTATCTGATTACGACGAAGAGGAAGAACCTGATAGAACACCACCGGAATTCTTAGCCGAGGCAATAGATTGGACATGGGAGCCCTTGTGTTCAGGTGGGATGAGGCGAGTAGCTTTGAACTTTGCCATAGACACGGCACATATACAAGATATGTTATCTATCATCGTATATTTAACGACTACGTATAGTCTTGCTTGTGGTATGTTAGCTGCGGCTCGGAACACCCAACATCTTGGGCCACCGGTACAATTGATTTCTGATGAAGGCACAACTACCTATAATAGTGATTTCAGGAGAGCAATGGTGTTGCGATGGGAATCACTCAATGAAGCACCTTCAGGGCCTTGGTACCGACGAATGCTCCATAACGTACGCAATTTTTCCCTACGAGGACTGGTTTCTTATTCTGCATGGAGAAATAGAGCACAAGATGCTACTCAATGGTTGACGTCTTCTCGTTTTTTCACCATCCCGGCTTCCATCACAGAACATGCGATACACCGTTTTTGTCGAGCTTTGAATATTATCACAACTGCCCGACATAGCACCTACTGGTCAATTTTGACGGGTTTTATCTCCGCCATATCACTTTTCTTTGGCTTAAAGGCTTGTTCTAACTTTTTGTTTAGACATGCAACATGCCATTTGAAGCGTGTTCAAGAGGGGGAAAAATTCGACAAACTACTTTTCTGTAGGTCTGGTTGTGTAGCTTGCGCTACTTTTAAGACTCGAGAACATTGTGGTGTCAAGTGTAGAGAATGTATACGAGCCGGTAATGGAATGTCAAAATCCAATTTCGATGAAATTCATGTAAGGACAATCATTGGTGAATGTCTCTTCCCACAAAAGAGCACAGCGGAAGGAATATTCTTCACGGAACGCTGCAACCTTCTTACGATGGTCGCTAAAGACTTGTTACCCACTGGCGGTTTAGTCTTATGCGAAGATGGCAAATGTCAATATTGCGATGTAGCTCGCGACATGATGGAAGATTGCTCGAAGAAAGATTGTAGTCCTTGCGAGTTGACTTTGAAAGGATGTTTGACTACTAGTGCAGGTCATATATCTCGTATAATGAAGGCAGCAGTAGAAGCCATAAATTCAGTGGAGAAACAGAAAACCATGATAGCCAAGGCACATATTTGTTGTGTTCATTGTGATACCATCGATGGCCAGAAAATTCATGAAATATGTATAGATTGCCACCCAATCGGACAGACAGGCATTCAAGGCACACTTAAGAAGACAGTTTTGACTACTTTACGCGCTACTAACTTGGCTCTGACCGAAAGTGAAGAAGTGCGAACCCGACGCTCTAGAAGACCTCGAGCGGAAGAAAACGTCATCGCTGAAGCATTGACTGATACCAACGCAGATCAAGTCATACATAGTAAAGTCGCTGGCAATACGTTTGTTGTGTCTTCTGAAGTCATTTCAAATCAGCAAGTGTGCATGCGTGCGGGTTTAGGCATCTTCGTAAAGGGTAGAATTCTACTCATGGTTAAACATGTGTATGAATCTTTGGGGGACATTGTCACGTTAACTTGTCTTAAAAACAACACTCTCACTTACGATTTTCCGAAATCGGAGCTGTTGGCCGTAGACATATTAACTCCAGATAACGAACCGAAAGATTTAGTACTCGTGAGTTTCCCCAGAACGATGATGACTATGCCCGACATCCATAAGCATTTTATCCAAGCTAAAGACCAAACTAAGTATGAGACTTTCAAAGTCACACTTTTAACACATCGTGACAAAGTCTTGACGCGCCTTGAATCTTATGCTAAACCAGAACATCATTTAGACGAATTTAGATATTTAAACAAAGATCAAGAAATTTGGATACGCGATTACTACCAGTATACCGCCGAAACTAAACCCGGAGATTGCGGAGCGCCTTTAGTGGCCCACGCACCATCTCTAACCGGCAAGTTAATTGGTATTCACGTAGCTGGAGCTGTAGCACCTGGCACTGCTTATAGTACGAGCATTACTTATGAATTGCTCAAAATAGGATTGGACAAATTTCCTATCCAAGCTCAAGTATGCTGGAATGTTACAACAGAGGACGTAGTGACACCTATAGAGGGCCAATTTTACCCTCTAGCAACGACGACACCTTTGGGCTCACCTTCAGGCACTAAGCTGCGACCTTCCTCCATACATGGTCACGTCTCTGTACCAACCACAATGCCTTCCGCTTTAAAACCGATGAAAGTCCAGGGAATACCTGTGGATCCTATGTTGCTTGCCCTAGCAAAGAATGCTGGTAAGACCCCGTTGATTGATCAGGAATTGTTACATGAGTGTGTAAAAGCAGTGTTACCCTCCGTTTCCCAGAAATGGTCGGGACCTATGTTATACACCATACATGAAGCAGCTCTTGGGATTGACGGTGATGACCGTGTTCGTTGCTTGGACCGACAATCATCCGCAGGATATCCTTGGGTTTTGTACGCGAAGAAACCCGGAAAGCAAGATTGGTTGGGCAAAGATGATGACAAGTATGTAGCCGAGTCAATGCTTCAAGCTGTGCAATTCCGTGAAAAAGAGGCTCTTCAAGGACGCAGAGTACTAACCGTTTGGGTCGATACACTTAAAGATGAGCGACGCCCAATCGAGAAAGTTATGACAGGGAAAACTCGATCATTCGCATGCGGACCCGTAGACTACAATATTCTTTTTCGGAGACATTTCCTGGCATTCGTAGCGAACGCCATGGACAATAGGATCCACAATGAGATAAGCGTAGGAACGGACCCGTATTCTTTTGATTGGGAGAAGACCTTTGTCAAATTGACTCATTTTGGGAAAAACCTCACTAGCGGTGATTTTTCGAACTTCGATGGAAGTCTTTCTGCGGACTTGTTATGGTCTGTATTTGACGTAATCAACAACTGGTATTTGCTCAACGGTGAAACCCAACATGAAATCGTTCGCTATGTTTTATGGCTCGATATTGTGAATTCAGTCCATCTTTTACATGACACCTTGTATGTGTGGGCTCACTCACAGCCATCGGGTAATGCTGCGACAACTATTATCAATTGTCTGGCAGTCAAGCTGGCTACACGATACGCATTTTCCAAAGAAACCAACTTGCCACCTCAATGCTTTGAAGATTACTGTTCTATGGTTTGCTATGGTGACGACGTTAACATCAATGTGAGACCTGGGACTAATTTGGATTCCTTCGCTTTACAACGCGGGTATTCCCAAGTAGGACTAACTTACACTGACGCCGAAAAGACCGGAAATCTGCAACCCTATGTGAACATTGACGACATACAATATCTCAAACGTCGATTCCGTTACGAACCTTATTTAGGTAGACACGTAGCGCCTTTGAATCTGAATGTTGTGTTGGAAATGTGTAACTGGGTGCGCGGTGACGATATTGCAAGAGCAACTATAGACAATGTCCAAACAGCAATTCGAGAATTGGCATTGCACGACGAAGAAACCTTTCAATATGTTGACAAACTCTCAAGCGCTGTTTACCATCAACTGGGACGTCTGCCACAGACGTTTACGCGCAAAGCATTGCTAGACTGCTATAAAACTGGCTACTTTAAATTACAATGGGGAGACTCTACAGTCGATAAGAGTTTCCTACGAATGTAATCTCGAAGTTCTTTGCGTTTCTACTTCAAAAGAAACGCACGGCTAAAGCTTTTTATGTCCTAGCCGGTCATTTTTAGCTTGAAAAACTACCAACTGCTCCTAACAATTTAGCCGAGCCTCGGAACTCAAACGCACAACCCGTTGACGAACAACCTGCTGACCTAACCCCGACTATGACAAAACCTCAATTTGCCGACGGAGGTGTTGACCAACAAAGTATCACAACTTTTGTGGACGATTCTCCCAAGGACGTAGCTGTTCTAGAATCCATTGTGGAATCCATACCCAAGACAGCTCGCGACGAAACTTATTCCTCCCTTTATGCTTATTTGACTCGTCCAATTCAAGTCGCCTCTGGTACGTGGTCCGACTCAGATTCCGCTTTAACGTTCAATCACACCGAACACGAGGATGCAATTTTGGAACAACTCACGTTTCCGGATGTTTTATTGGAGAAATCGTCTGGTTTTATATGTAAATTGAAAGACTTCGCTTTATTGCGCGCGTCCGTAGATATACGTGTTCAAATCAACGCTACACCAATGCAATCCGGAAAATTGTGGGCCATGTTTGCACCATATCAAAACGAAGTTCTGGGTAGATGGAAGGATACGACATACAATTTGTCAGGTATAACAGGATATGATGGTATCGAGATAGATTTGGCCTCTGCTAATTCTGTTGTTTTCTCTTTGCCTTACAGCTCTTTTAGAGAAAGCTACAATTTAGTTACAGGTGAGGGCATTTTTGGAGAATTTTTCCTTTGGGCGCTTAGCCCTTTACGTTTAGGGAGCGTTGATTATACTATCACTGCTTCCTTTAGAGAACTCCATTTGTCCGTTCCTTCTCCGTTATCTACCGTCCTGTTATCTACTAGACAATTTACTTCCTTCCTAGAAAAGATGATCAAAGAACGCGATCTCTTGGTTGGTGATGCAAACGACGTGTTGCTCAATATCGCTTATACTCCTGAATTACCAACCATCTCAGAGGAGATGCCACAGGCACAAGTTTTAGAGAAAGTGCTTGGCGGCGTCACAAATATCATTGGTAAGGCCACAAGCGTAGTAAATACAGTAACACAAGTTGCTTCTTCTGTAATACCTCTCGCTTCTTCTCTTGCTTCTGCTGCTGCCATGTTTGGGTTTTCCAAACCTTCTAATGAATCAGCTACTTCTTTATGTACCTCTAAACCCGCTCGTTCTCTACATCAAACTTCCGGATCTGAGGATGTTGTTAGGTTGACTGGAGATCCTATGTGTTCCTTAGGTGGCACGCAGGATATCTACACTACTAATCAAGACGAAATGTCCATAGCATATATTTGTGGGAGACCAAACATCGTTGACACGTTTCTCATGACTGTCGATGATACAGAGGGATCGTCACTCATTGACATCCCCATAACTCCTTCATATGCGAAAGCGTATGCTGGAACAGCTAAGGCTGGACACATCGCGTGTACACAATTAGCTTATGTCTCCAACTTATTTGCCTATTGGACAGGGACCCTTAATTATGTAGTAAAGTTTTCCAAAACTCCGTTCCATTCCGCTCGAATTCGAATTTCTTACTGGCCTTTTACTAATGCTTACGATTCTGACACTGTTTCTAATGCTTATTCTATAATCATGGAACTCCGTGAATCTTCTGAAATTTCGTTTTCTGTTCCCTATGTTAGTACTTTGCCTTGGCTGCAGACAAACTCTTATGCTCAAGATGTTGGTTGTACTGGTCGCTTGCGTATTTCTGTTGTTAACGCACTTAAAAACGCTGGTGATTCTGACTCCACCATCGACGGCTTTATTTGGGTGTCTGCGGGTGAAGATTTCAAACTCTCAGGTTATGGTTTAAGAGCCAACAAAGTCATAGCCGAACCTTTCGTTCTAACTGAAGATCCTGAAGATCCTGATCCTCCTACTTTACTTCCTCAAGCTCAAATAGGAGAAACGAATATTTCGCCTACAAATGTGGCTCAAAATTCGGCATCTATGTCTATGTTACAGACTGTCACTGATCCCGCCTATACTATTTATAGTTCTGTGGGAGAACATTTCTGTAGTCTTAGACAATTGTTGAAGAGAGCCGCATTCTGGCGGACTATAGGGACTCCACATGTCAACTTTACCATCCCTCATCCTCTTGATGAAAATGCCGACATGTTATCTTCTACTTCTTCTATTTCTAACACCTGGAATGGCTTTTATAGTCAGGTAGGTGGTACTTCTAAGAATAATCTTCCTCATATTTCCTATATTTCTCGACTTTTTCGATACTATAGGGGATCTCTTAGGTATCACTTTTTCTTTTCTGGTGGTCATAAGGGTTATCTAAAGCTCTTTCCTATGATTGAACCTACTTTTAATCCTCCTATGTCCATCTTACCTATAGGGTCTAGTTCAGTTGCTCAAGTAGAAGTACCTTTTGCCCAACAATGCAACAAGCGTGTTGTCGGCTACAACATGGACGGAAAAACCTCAAAATACGTCACACTTCACGGCGTTACCCATGGCTATTCAGGCCAAATGGAGGTATTCCTAAATGTTGGAGAAGATTTCTCGTTTGGGTGTCTTGTTGGTGCTCCTTCTGTTACCACCTACACTGCTGGTGTTCCGAATATCGATGGTAATACAGAACCAGAATTGGTTACTATTACAGACGAAACCGGTAACTTCACTGCAGATGTTAACAACGGTGCTCTACTAGTTTCTTCTTGACTAGATCCCCCCCCTCCTCCAACTAAAACTGCATTTTCCAAAACTTTAACTTCTGGTACAATTTCTTTAGAACCAGATTCTTACTATACTTTTCTTCAAAATGCAACCTTTCAACAAAATGCTCATCTCATCGTTTATGGTGATGATGCTGCCTCTACTTCCATCTGTGACGTTTCAAGTGATTCTTTTGCTTTAAACATTAGAACTGCTTATTATATTGTTTCTAGATTTAGTTTGTATTTGTCGGCTGTGAATGTCTCTTTGTTTGATAGTTTTAGTGATTCAACAATGTATTTTGTCCCCTCTGATTTAATTGTTTCTGTTAATACTTATAACCAATCTGATTTAGGTGATTTTACTCGTAATGTCTTTTTGAAAGCAGGTAAAGCTGCTGCATTCTTTTGGGATTCGGAATTTACGGTTAATAGTGGTATTGTTGATGAAATTAATATAGATTTTGTGGGTACGGGAGAAAATATCAATTTATTAACGCTCAATATAGCCTATGTTGGCGATGCGCACCAGACGGCTCATATTATAGATTTACCATCTGATGGTTCATATATAATCACTGGTTCGGCTGTGCATAATCGCACTAACGTATATAGAGGTAATTGGGTGTTGGTAAATTGGGTGGAATAAAAAATTTCGCTATAATTTAACTGCGGTCTTAAACACACGCTAGTACTTATTAGTCATTTATTAGTGTTTTCTTAAAAAAAAAAAAAAAAAAAAAAAAAAAAAAAAAAAAAAAAAAAAAAAAAAAAAAAAAA